TTGGGGTGATTGAGCAGGTTGCACCTGACAGGAATGTTGTTGTTGCCATTGGTGGCTCCTTAGTTTCTCTTCACGGCGATTGCCACCGTGAGGTCGTATGTGGGTATGTCTTGCCCGCCGTAGTTTGCATTGCCTGGACGGGCGTCTGTAACTGCGATGGACGAGTTCATGATGGTGTCAACGGTTGACATCAAATAATTTCCCGCGTCGCTGTTAGAAGGTGGTGCAGCGAGGATGCGGACAGGGATGCGGAAGTCACCAATGTTGTAAGTAAATGACGTCATGACGGGAAGTTCAATGAAGACAGACATTGGTCGCGCGTTGCGCGGGTCTGTGACGGGCTTGAGACCAAGAGCTGTAAGAGCGGTGGCGATTGCGTTGACTGCATCCGCAAGGATTCCTGTTGCAGCCATTATGCGACCTGTGGTCTTCCGCAGCCAATGAGAGCCATGATGCGTCCCATTGTTGAAGGAATGGGGATTGAAGACATTGCGTCGAAAGAAGCAAAGGAGTCTGCTGATCCTCGTTCGCGGTAAAGAGTAGCTGCGTACATTATTGTGCCGAGTTTGACGTCGGCACCTGGCACCGTGGATTGCGAGTCGGTGTAGCCCGCTTCGCGACGCTTGCGATAGATGTAGTTATTGGCAGCGTTGACGCAGACAGTAATGAAGGCCGTGTCGTTGGCGGTTGCAACGTCGATGCCGAGCCATGAGGTGACATCGGCTGCGTTAATCCAAGAAACGGACGGGGTAAAGGTGACTGTGCCAGTAGCAGTAGATCGAGTGAAGTCTGAGCCTGCGTTGACATACATGAACTGGTAAAGACGAATTACATCGGAGTCAAATTGGAGGTCGCCCTCGTCAGATACCCCGATGAATTCAAAGTCTTGTGTTGAGACAATGGTTGCGGTTGCGTTGAATCCGTGGCCTGCGCCTGTGACTGTTACGGAGTCCCCGACCTGTATGCCAGTCTCAACAAAAGTCTGAAAAATGGCGTACCCATCGAGGCGCGTATGGAACGCGAGATCGTAAGTAGCCATTAGTCAGTCCCTGTCGTGTCTCAGGACTAAGCCTGAGGGATCTTCATGAATTGGTTGGCGTCAATCATCTTCGGTGCGAAGTATCCGCGGAAGGCAATTGTGCGAGACAATGTTGAAGGATTGTCAAGGCTGATTGCGCCCTTCTGCTGCTCATAGCAACGGAAAGCACCAGTAGCAGCTGCACCAACAATGGTGGTCTTTGCTGCAAAGTTGGTGTCAACCACGAGACGAAGTCCGAAGACAATCGCTTCACGAGAACCTGCATTCATTGAACCGAATGCGTTCATTGGGCCAACCTGTGGAAATAACGGCCTGCCCTGGTCGTCGCTCAAAGTTCCAAGCTGCGCGAATACATCGCCAGACACGAAAAGATGGTCTGGAAGGTAGTTGCCATTTGCGAGGATGGTGTTTGCGCAAGCGTAAACTTTTGCAACCCAGTCTGAAGGGTCTGTCGGTGCGACGTTGCCTGTGGTCTGTGAGGTTCCTGCAAGAAGCGCGTCGGCTGCTGCGTTGTCGGTGGCGAGGGCGTATTTTTTGCCCATGTCCTCAAGGAGTCCGGTGAGAACTTCTGGTGAACTCCAGTCAATTGAAGCCTCGGAGACTTCGACGTATCCGCCGTAGATGTCCTTGGTGATTTGAATGTCATCAACAATGAACTGTCCAGCAGTAATTGTCGTGTTCTGTGTTTCAGGGCCACCAATTGAGGTATGGGTTGTGATTTTTGGAACGATGAAAACCTTGCCTGATTGTGGCATTTGGCGAGCGCCGATTGCATCAACGACAGGGCGCAAACCCTGAATCCCAGAATAGATAGGAGCCAAAATTGGCAATGGCATGATGCCATCAAGATCAGCGGTGGTCACATCTGGAGCAGCGGCTTTGATGCGAGCGTTGAACTCGGCAGCGATTGAGCCACCTTGCATCTGTGCTGAAATCCATTCGCCAGCGGAAGGAAGTTTGAACTCTTTCTTTGCCGAAGCGAAGATTGGTGATGTTGGGATGGCGTCGGGCGCGGAGGCTTCGACTTGGGTTTCTGTTGACATTGTTTCCTCCTGGAGACTTGTGTCGGGTTGGGGTTCGGTTGACTCTTCTTCGACTTCTTCTGGGTCGTGTTCTGAGGCAGCGATTTGTTCGATGATCGCGTCGGCAAATGCCGGAACGCTGACGACCGAAAGTTCTTGTAGATCAGCGGATGAAACAATCATGACGCCGTTCTTGTCGTATTTGAATTTCTTGGGTACTGCACCGACAGAGACTGAGTCGTATGCGGACATTTGAATTAGTTCGACAACGTCGTCGGCTGCTTTTGAACGAGCAAACGATGCGGTGAATCCGAGACCGTTGTCAAGGTCTATGAGTTCGTTGACGATTCCTATGGGGCGTCCGTCGTGGTTTTCAAGAAGTCGCGCGGGCTTGGCATTCAAGTCAAAGGCTCCGCGCTTAAACATGACCTTTTCGCCACCTGAGACGGTTGCGACGGTGTCCCAAGGGACTGCGATGCCAGTGATGGTGCGCGGTGCATCTTCTCCAGCTGCTGCGTCAAGAGTGACGGGGACGGCGGTGAACTTAATCATGAAGGAATCTCCTCAAGGTCTGGCACTTCGGGTTCGACAAGTGCGTCGTGCATATCGCCAATGGCAAGAAGGTCGTCTGTGTCGAATTTGACAAAGCGTCCGCGACTGAGAACGTCATTCATGCTTAGGCGAGATTCGATTGCATGTGCGTACATTTGCGCACCGAAAAGCCAGAGGTCTTGACGGGCTTGCGATGCGTTTTGGTATGTCATGGATGCGCCTGGCGTCGGAGCCGAAACAAGGTAGGCGGGGACTGAACACATACGGGAAAGGTCGAGTGCTTGGTATTCGCGTTGTGCTGCGTTGACTTCGAGCGGGTCGCGGTCAAACTCCACAAAGTTGACGTAGTTGTTTAACGCGCCGATGACGTTCCCTTCTCGACGAGCCTGCGCCCATTGTGCAGCAAGGTCTCCAAGTTCTTCGCCGGACATTGTTTCGCCTGCGGAAGTTTGTTGCAGATAGCCAGGGACGGTTTCGATTGTTGCTGCGCGGTCTGCGTACTGATCGAGGTGAGTTGCGATGCTGACGGAGCGTCGACCTGAGTACATGAGTCCAGTTGTCGGTGCAAGGAAGGTAATTATTTCATTCGGGTCTAACTGGATGCCGTTGAACTCGATTTCGTCTGGCATCCCGAAGAACTGTGGGCCGACTTGGTTCGGTGTCTGGATGTTGGCGGAAGGTAGCCATTCGAAAGACATTGGGCGTCCGTCAGTTGCATTACGAGAAGTTATGGCCCAGAACGATCTACCAGTCATCCAGAGGTCCGTGACCGTATTAGCCAATATGAACTGGCGCGGAACTTTCGGATCAGGATTTTCCATCCACGACTCGTTTGGAACATAGATTTCTTCGTACTCAGTACCGTTCCATTGCTTGATGTACTGGCGGAACTCGAGACCCGAGATGGTCGAGGCGAGAAGGTCTCTCGCCCGCGACACAGTCGGAAGAGCAAGGGCGATCTGCTCAAATGCTCCGCTTGTCCATGCATACGTCGGAGGGATGCCAGACATGCCGACTCCGGCAGCTGCTTTAACGGGCGAAGATGCAAATTCAGCGGTAGTTATTTTTCGGGAGAAGAACGCCACGACTGGAGTCTCCCACAAACTTGTTGCAAATGCAACTACCTTCCGAACGCCATTGCTGCGCGTCCAGTATTTGACGGGCGGGAAACAAGTGCGGCTGCAACGACTAGAAGTCGCGCTGCTTCAATTGGGCCAGGGGAGCGTTGACTACTGATCACGACTTGACCGTTTGCGCGGGCAAGGACGGCGCGATTGACGTGAGTTGCAAGAAGTTCTTCGCCTCGGTGGTAGATGCGTTTCTCGAGGATGAGCGAGCGCGTGAGACCAGTGAATTTCAGTACTTCGGCGTAGCCGAAAATTTGACGTCGCCGTTCTAACTTCTCTGGAGTATGAAGGTCAAGGGCAGGGGTAATTGCCAGACGCAGTTTCGGGTCTGCCTCCATTGCTTCGTTAATCTTTATCCACATTTCCTTCAATGACTCTGTTGAGAACTGGACAGTTGCAATGATGTTGCCCTCCTCTGTCAGTCCGCAACGAATGCCCACATACTTTTCTCCGCCAGTCGCAGAGTCAACGGCAAGGACGCCACCTGCGGGACAGTCGGATTCTGTAAACAACTTGTCCCATACGCCTGGTTGAATCCAAGCGTCCGAAGATGAAACCCACAAATTCAGATGAGCGCGGAGGAACGCTGCACGATCTGGAGTTTCCGCAGCTGCTTGAAGTGCCTCGAGGGTAATGGTCTGCCCGAGGGCGGGGTTGCTGTAGCCCCAATTTATTTCGTCGTTCGGGTCTGCTCCTGACGGAAGACTCCATTCGGCTAAGTAGAGACGAGTTTGTTTTTGCTGATCTATTGCGCCAATTGCTGCTTCGCGAAGACGTTGCATTGTCTTTGAAGATTCATCGCCAGCGGTAGACCATGAGGAAAGCAAGGGAGACTTGACCGCAATCTGCGAAGGACGGCACGAATCAAAGTAGACCTCTTCGGAGATGTTCCAGACCTCATCGAGGCAAATAAGCGAGTACGTCCCGCCATGCAAGTTCGGTGTCGCAGCGCGCACTTCCCAAGTTGACCCGTTCGGCATCTCAACTTTGTTGCGCCCGTACGACCAAGTGACTTTCGCTTCAAACTGTGCCTCGAGTACCGGAGCAAGTTCACGGAAGATTGCAACCGCGCGATCAAGTTTGTTGGCAAGGGAAAGAACGTGGACAGGCTCGCCCCTGATTACAGACCATTCCGTCATGGCCCAACCAATTAACGAGGTCAAAGCAATACTTTTTCCGCACTGTCTGCTTGTGCTGCAAAGAGACTCACGAAAGACAAGGTCACCATTCTCGTCGTGGGTCAACTGTCCCGTCAACGCAATCTTCTGCCATTCAAACAATGTCCGACCCAAGACTCTTTCCGACCAGGCTGCAACTTGAGGCCCATAAGAACCACTTCCATTGTGGAGCGACTGAAGACGGGGCGAACTCTGCCCAACCCCGAGAACTAATTCCGAAGACGCAGGACATCGAACTGATTCGGTTTGAATCCCTTCAGATA